AAAACCTGGTAATTTAGTGATATTCAACTGCCACCCCCGGCAGTTTTTTTATGCGCATCGCACGCGCACATCGAAGAAAGTCTTTCAGCTGTGAGCCTGGGCAAACCGTTAACTTTCGGCGGCTTTGCCGTGCGACAGGCTCACGTCTAAAAGGAAATAAAAATGTCCGAATGCTTAGATCTTCCCGTCAAGGGAGTATCACCCGCGCTATGGGGTGTAAAGGTTCACTGGAAATGGCCTGATGGAAGTTTCTGGGGCAACCGTCTTGAATTACAGTGTTTGTTCGCTGATGGCCGGATGGATAAAGAATTTATTCCATGGCCGTTTACTGGAAAGCTAATCGGCGGACTGAAGGCAGGCGAACGCTTGCAGGTACGATTGCGGCTGGTGGATAAAAACGGTAAATCCCGTAACTGGCGATCCAGCGACTGGCTTGATGGTGTTTCATCCACTGATGCCAGTGACTATCTCAACCGCATTGATGGCTTCTTTCGTAACGCATCAGATAACAGCGATGCGCAAAATTCCGAAACGGGCTGGCACCTGAATAAATCAGGAGAGGCGCATATTGCGGGTGAGCCTGATTCATTGCAGAAGAGCACTTACAACTTGAATGCTGGCGTCAAAACTGAAGCCAGCGAGCACCAGGAAGTCATGCAAGTGATCAATAAGCTGACCCGAGCGTTTGAAGCATTTAGCGTTCAGGTAGGAAAGAACTTCATCAAAGAGGCGTATATCCAGCCGGGAACAATCCATACCGCCAGTATCGGTGGCGGCATCACGACTGGTCATAATGACGACTTCAAAAGCAAGTCAGACGAACGCCTGATGAAAAATGCCGAAAACTTACCGGACTCAAAAGCTTTCACCTTAAAAGATAAAGCTTGTGTTTTTTCCGGGAGCGGAATCGCATCCAAAACATGCCTTAGCGATGACATGCGTGAAGCCGTTATTGATGCAGTGCGCAACAGTGAAGTATTCCAGTCGCTGGTGGCTAAGTTAAACACGCTGTCTAGTGAACGGGAATCAGATGCAGTCAGGCTTCAGCGGGGTATCGATCAGGCTGTGACTGATACCATGCGCAACGCGTTGAAGCCGGGCGGCTATTTTTATGGCGGCAGGTAAGGGGGCAAATCATGCAGGTCACCATTGACGGTGTTCAGTATGTGCCCGCCTGCCACCAGCAATCCCGCACCGGTATCGCCATCACCACCCATAACCGCCCTGATGTTTTGAAGAAAGCCATAGAGCAACATAAAAAGCATCTGCCCGCCGGTGCGCTGGTGGTCGTTATCGATGATGGTTCAAAACCTGCAGCGGTAGTGTCCGATGACGTGCAAATGCTTCGCAATGAAACATCACTCGGCATTGTTGCCTCGAAGAACGCCAGCCTGTCAGCGCTGATGGATGCCGGTTGCGAGCATCTTTTTCTGTGGGATGATGATGCCTGGCCGATTTCCGATAACTGGCATATGCCTTACATCGAATCACCTGAGCCACACCTGGCTTACCAGTTCCTCGATCTGTCTGGCCGCAATAGGCTGAACGACCTTTCGGTCCTATACAGTGACGATCAGCACATGGCCTATACCGGGCAGCGCGGCGTGATGTTGTATTACCACCGCAGCGCCATCGAGAAAGTAGGCGGGTTCGATCCGGTATATGGTCGCGGCATGTACGAACACAGCGACCTTGCCCTGCGGATTCATAACGCCGGAATGACTACGTGGGCTTACGCTGATGTAGTCGGTTCAGAAAAGCTGATTCATTCTCTTGATGAGCATGAGGCCGTGGAGCGTTCGGTACCGAAACCAGACCGGCAGGCGCTGGTGGAACGGAACGTAAAAATCCACAACGAACGGCGTGATGCCGGATTTACCGGTTACGTTGAGTACCGACGCCAGTGCGACGTGGTTATCACTACGCTACTGACCAGCCAGCCTGACCCGCAGCGCGGTACCAAACTGACGGCCTCGCCTGACATGCTGGCTAAATGGGCCGCATCACTCCGGCAGTGTGGAGGTATTGCGTTGGTGGATGAACTGCAGACGGTCCCGGCAGATGTTGAACTTCACCGCGTCCCTGACGTGCAGATGAATGTCTATTTCCGGCGCTGGCTGCATATCTGGCAGCACCTGCGCGATCACCCTGAATACCGGTTCGTATGGTGTACCGATGGTACCGATGTCGAAATGCTTCGCGCGCCGTGGGAGGAAATGCAACCCGGCAAGGTATATGTCGGCTCTGAACCGAAGACCTACGCCGACGCCTGGGCAAAGCAGAATCATCCCGAGTGTATCTATCAGGAATTCATTGAAGCGCACCGCAACGATGTGATGCTTAACGCTGGTCTGCTGGGTGGCACTCGCGCTGATGTAATGGCATTTGCTCACGGCATCATCCGTCTTTACTACCGGATCGAGAGTTATCGTTTCTGGAAGAAAGAACAGGCTGACACCGCGGTGGGTGACATGCTGGCGTTCGGTATTATCGCGCAGTCATTCGCTGACAGACTGGTTACCGGCCCTCAGGTTCACACCGTATTCAAAACAAACGGTATCGGGAAGGAGCACGCCTGGTGGAAACACAAATGAAGTTTGTTGTGGTTGGTCACCATTCCCGGTTTGCCTCAGCTGCATTGCTGGCTGGCGAACTTGGTGCATACCTCCTTATTGATGAGGGGAATCATGGTGCGAACTGGAATCACCGGCGCGCTATCGAATGGGCCGCTGAACAATCTTGCCGGGTGGTTGTGCTGGAAGACGACGCGCTGCCGGTGCATGCATTCACTGGAAAGGTAGCTGACTGGCTTAACCGCTTCCCTGATTCGCTCATCAGTTTCTATCTTGGTACCGGCCGCCCGCCGCAGTATCAGCTTGAGATAGCCACGAAGCTTATCGCCGCTGATCGGGAAAGGGCCGATCACATTACCATGCAGCGCCTGATGCACGCTGTGTGTTACAGCGTACCGCAGAAGCTTATCCCGAAGATGCTGACGCGCTGGGATGCCAGCAAGCCTGCTGATTACGCAGTGGGTGATGCCTGCGGCGGCACAGTGATTTATCCATGCAACTCGCTGGTGGATCATGCTGACGGGCTGCCGGTTGAGAAGCACTGTGACAGACAGCCGCGTCGCGAACGCCGGCGCGCATGGAGGTTATATGGCTAAGCTGACCACCCTGAAGCCACGCCTGAAAGTTATCGATACGCGCCGTATTAAGCCTGTATACGGTGAGCAGCGGCGTATCAGCGGCAGCGCCCGTGTCGGTCTTAAGCGGCGCATCTGGGTTCGGGATGGCGCGCATTGCTGCTTATGTCGCCGTGCCGTTGACCTGCATGAAAGCGAGCTGGATCACCGTATCGCGCTGCAGTTTGGTGGCGATAACTCTGAACGCAACCTCTGGACGCTCTGCATCGAATGTCACACCGGAAAGTCGGCGCGTGAAGCGGCAACCGGGCAGCCTGATGACGAAGCGCTGCGGCATGACGTGCCGGATGACGAGCAGGGGACTGATTTTGTGGCCATCTAAGCAGGATGATAAGGATTCTCATCAACCGGGGGGTAGGGCCGGGGGTAAACATCGACCGTGCCGGACACCGCGCCCCCTCTCACGCACAGAAAAAATTCTCCTCTGGAGGGTGTAAACATGTTAACAGCGCAGAAGCGAAAGTTTGCCGTCGCGCTGATGTCCGGAAGGTCTCAAAAAGATGCGGCGATAAGGGCGGGATATTCTGAGAAGTCCGCACGGTCAAAGGGTTCGCAGCTTGCAAAAGACCCGGAGGTCATCGCGTTTATTGGGCGTAAAAAAAAGGAAGTGATCGAGACCGACGACGAGCCGGGCTATCGTCGAAATGTTTACACCCCAGCAGTAAACAATCCTGATAAAAATAATGCGTCAGCGACACCGCCAGTTGCGCAGTCGGTCGCGGGTTCCTTCGATGATCCGCTTAAATTTCTTATGGCTGTGATGAACGATGCAGGCGAAGAAATTGACGTCAGAAAGGATGCGGCGAAGGCCATGCTTCCCTATATTCACCCCAAAAAGGGTGAAACAGGGAAAAAAGAGGCGCGCAACGCCGCGGCAAAAGCTGCTTCCGGTGCCAGCAAGTTCGGCGCCATGGCGCCGCCGAAGCTGGTCGTGAATAACAAGGGGTAATTTATGGCGCAATGGTCCACAGCCTGTACCGACTGGGAAGCGCGCCTGGTTGCCGGCGAGTCCATAATTCCGCCACCAATATTTCCCGATCAGGCGGAACAGGCGCTGGGTATATTCCGTGAACTGCGGGTTTCTGACCTGCCGGGTAAGCCTACCTTCGGTGAATGCTCTGAAGAATGGGTGTTCGACTTCGTGAAAGCCATTTTCGGCGGATATGAGGCCGACACGGGCAATCAGTTGATCCGGGAATACGGTCTGCTGATATCGAAGAAAAACACAAAATCGACCATCGCGGCGGGTATTATGCTGACCGCGCTGATCCTCTGCTGGCGGGAAGATGAAGAACATCTGATTCTTGCACCCACCAAAGAGGTGGCCGATAACAGCTTTAAACCCGCAGCCGGTATGATACGCGCCGACGACGAGCTGTCCGATATGTTCCAGATTCAGGACCATATCCGCACTATTACGCACCGGGTGACGCGAAATACACTGAAAGTGGTGGCCGCTGACACGGATACCGTATCCGGTAAAAAGTCCGGACGGATTCTGGTGGATGAGCTCTGGCTGTTTGGTAAGCGCGCCAATGCCGAGGCGATGTTTATGGAAGCACTGGGCGGTCAGGTGTCGCGTAATGAAGGGTGGGTAATCTATCTCACCACGCAGAGCGATGAGCCACCGGCGGGCGTGTTCAAAGAACGCCTTGATTACTGGCGCGCTGTCCGCGACGGCAAAATTGATGACCTTAAAACACTGGGCATTCTTTACGAATTCCCGGAGCCCATGGTGGAAAGCCGGGCTTACCTTTCACCTGAAAACTTCTACATCACCAACCCGAACATCGGGCGCTCAGTCAGCGCGGAATGGATAGCTGACAATCTGCGCAAGAACCAGGCGAAAACGGACGGCACGCTACAGCAGTTCCTGGCGAAGCACCTCAATATTGAGATTGGCCTGAACCTGCGCAGCGACCGCTGGGCTGGTGTCGATTTCTGGGAACAGCAGGCGCAGCATGTCAGCTTTGAGGATTTGCTGCGCCGTGCCGAAGTGATCACTGTCGGGATAGATGGCGGCGGCCTCGATGACCTTCTGGGCTTCGCCGCTGTAGGGCGGGATGCTGAAACCCGGGAGTGGCTCTGCTGGTGCCACGCCTGGGCGCATGAAATAGCCATCAGGCGACGCAAAAGCGAGGAGTCCAGGTTTACCGACTTCGTGAAAGCGGGGGATCTGACCATCGTTAAGCGCGTCGGGCAGGATACCGAAGAGGTGGCGGAATACGTCAGCCGGATCCACACATCAGAGTTACTCGACAAGATCGGCATTGACCCGTCAGGTGTCGGGCAAATCCTTGATGCGC